GATCCTGCGCCATGCGCTGCCAGACACCGCGCATCGCATCGCGCAGGCTTTCCCCTTTGGCAATCGCACCACTAAGCGAGTCAGAGACGCCTTTAACTTTGCGTTCCAGCTCGCTGGGCTCATTGGACTTACCGGGCTTATTGGGGCCGCCGCCGCCACCGCCGCCCTCATCAAGATCTTCCAGAAGATCTTTCAAGTTTTCAGCGGCGTCTGCTGCATTGTTGGTATCGGTTTCCGCGTCCTGCATCGCGGCCCGCAGCGCCTCAATGCTCTGCAAGGGCGCTGTTGCCATGCCAAGAAACGCACCACTGGCGCTCCGAGCGGCAGCAGCGCTGACCTCGATCTTTGCCGCCAGGGCATCAAACCCCGCGCCCGCGTCAGCAAATTCGGTTGATCCAAGGGCGGCTTCATAGGCCTCCTGTGCCGCCTTCCCCATCGCCTCAGCCTTACCGGCAAAAGGATTGCCGACAGAGCCGAGATCCACCTCATCGACAAGACCGATCGACAAGGAACCGCCTCCCGCCCAAGACGGTAGCTTTTTCAGAGCACTATTTAACCCTGAGATGAAAGTGTTGATCCGGATCACGACCGCATTGATCATGCCCTCCACGCCGTCAACGACAGAGTTTGCCGCCTGAAACATGAAGTCGCCAAGCGCGCTTGGAATGCTCTTGAAAGACGCCTGGAACGCTGCCGATGCCCCCTTACCCGCATCCACAATGAACTCTGCGGCATTGGTGACAGTGCGCACAACTCCAGCCCAGATCCGCACCGCATTGGCTTGGAAATCGAGAAAGGCCCCGCGCAAGCGATCAACAGCAGCCCAGCCCAAAAGGCCGATGCGACCTAAAGCTTCCTTCGCAACAGTCAAAAGAAGCTTGAGAGCATATCCGACACTACCGGTTTTCTGAACCAGCTTCACAAACTGATCGACCAGCAAACCTGCAGCCACCACCAGCGCCCCGATGCCAGTTGCGACCAGCGCACCGCGCAGCGCGGTCAATGCCCGCGACAGACCCTTAACAGCAACACCCGCCACAGCCGCAGCGCGAGATTTGGCCCCCAAAGCCACTTCCAGGGCAATGGCCTGGCGGGTCGCCGCAAGCGCAGAGGCGACAAACTTCGTCCCAATCGCAAGCACCAGCTTGATCCCGAATGCCGCAGCAACAGCACCCGCAATACTGGCAATGGTCCTGAAACTAACACCTAAACCGGAAGCCACCGCCACCAGAGCCGCGAACCCACCGACCACGGCAAGAACCGGTCCCGCGATCGCCGACAGTGCCAATGTGACCCCGCTGACCGCCAAAGCCAATGGGCCAACCACAGCCAAGAATGCTACGAACCCCGTAAGGGCCTGACGCACCGAGGGCGACAGATCCCGAAACCACTTGGACGCACGCACAACGGAGTCAGTGATGTTCTCAAGAACAGGTGCGAGCGCCGCTGTGGAGCGCAACAACACACCCCGCACGGTTTTTGAAAGACGCGAGAGGTTATCATTGAAGTTCGCAGCGGCCTTACCGGTTTTCTGATCAACAACCAGCCCCAGCTCACGCGCCTCTTGCAACATGCCCTGAAGGCCTTCCCGGCCACCATTTAGCATGGGGATCAGGTTGGTGCCCGCACGCCCAAACAGATCAAACGCGAGGGCTGTTTTCTTGGCCCCGTCAGGCATAGCCGCAAGACGGTCTGCCGCATCTGCCATCACCTCAGATGTCGGACGCAGCTTGCCGTTGGCATCAGAAACGCTGATCCCAAGATCCCGGAACAGAGCGGAGGTTTTCTTGCCGCCTGTGGAGGCGTCCTGCATGTTCCGCGACAGACGGCGTAGGCCGTTATCAAGGTCAGACGTGCTGACAGCGGACATGTCGGCGGCATGGCGCAGCGCGGACAGCTCTTCAATCGGCACCCCAAGCCGTTGCGCACTTTTAGAAAGCTCATCCGCTGCGTTGAGCTGACCACGCACCGCCGCAAGGACGCCAGCCGAAACAACAGAAAAGCCAGCTCCGACTTTCCCGAGCGCTTTCCCAAAGCGCCGAACACGCCCTTCGCTTTTTTTCAGACCATTATCGAAGCCCCGGCTATCAAGACCGAGGGTCGCCTTGAGCCGACCGACCAGAGACATTTTAGCTGTTCCTTTGTTCTAGGAATTCTTTCCAGGTCATCACCGGCTGATCGCGCGAAGCCGAGGCAATTACATCCTCAAGCGCATCAGGTGGCAGGGTGCGATCATGACCGCGAAGATCGTCGCAGTATTTCTTGAGGTCTTGGCCTTCCATCCGAGATCCCGCAAACACGGCCTCGGCTAGGTCGGCCTGTTGATGCGCACGGCGGCGGGCCGCCGAACGCATCTCCTCAACATAAGCGCGGGGGGTGATCCGCCAGAACCGATCAGGATCAAGCCCTGCGTCCAGCCAGTCTGCACGGAGCGAAGAGACCCCTACCCCTTCGCCCCTGACTGATTTCCCGGTGTTTCATCCGGCACATCTTCACCCGGCTCAACCTCTGGCAAAGAGCGCTTCAGCATGGTGCGGATTTCGTTGGGATACTTGGCAATGAATGCCTGCGCTTCGGCCAAGGTCGCGTCCTGATGATGCTTGGTAAACGCCGCATGAACCAGACGGCGCAACGTGGCAAACCCTGCATCATCCCCGGACATTTGCTCCAGCGCCGCAAAGGCCTTTTGCCCCTGCGCGGCCTCAAACCGTTCTAGCGCCTCCATATCGAGACAGAGGGTTTTCATCCGCCCACGGACACGCCCCCTAATCTCACCTCTTGCACGATCAGCCATCAGTGCCTCACGAATTGATCTTGGCCTGAACGATAACGCTCAAGGTGGCCATCTGAATTCCTTTAGGACCGATGCCTTTGGGGATGTAACCTTTGACGTATCCGGCAAAGGCCTGCTCTGTGGCAGCAGAACCGCCCGCCTTCAGCCCAAGTTGCATGGGCTCACCGGTGTCCTCCAACCCTGCAAGCAAGGTTTCCGTGGCACTTCCCGGAACGTGGTGGAGGTCTACCGACCAGACCGCAACCGGACGCATGCCGGGAATGGCCTCTTCAGTGTCGTTTGGGCTGCCCAGATGGGTAACGTCTAATTCGGGACGCGTCTGATCCGGGAAATCAAACGTCTCAATACCAGCCAGGGTGGTCCACTTCAGGGGATCACCCACGCCGACACGCACGGTTGAACCCGCGCCGCGAACTGCTCCGCTGCTTGACATATCGCTATACTCCTATTTCGGAATGCCCGCTTGCGCGGGATTGAACTGGGCTACAGATTTGAAGGCCAGTAGATGAAAGAGAACTGGAGCGAGAGGGTCGAAACCGGCCTCTCCCCCGCTGTGTCCTCGAGATACGTCGCCTCCTGAAGATTCAGCTCTTGAGCCTCACCCTCCAAGGCCGACAACAACAGCGCCTTGATCTTCGCTGCATCTTCAAATGCCAGACTTTCAAGATCACCCTCTGAGCGCTTCAGTGCGATCACAATCGTGGTCATCACCTCACCGCTTGTGGAGCTGTGTTTCTCGTCGTCCGTCCAGCGAGGCACCCCAACACCTATGGCGGGTAAGGATGTCTCATTGATGCGCTTGTCCCAAATCCGAAACGTGCTGAACGCCGCAAAACGCGGATTATTGTTCAAAACCTCGCGCACGGTGGTAAGAACATCAGATATGTAAGCTGTCACGGCTCTAGCTCCAACTCATGAACGACGAGGCGATCCGCTGATGGTGAAGGGCTAGGTTCCCCGTTTTGCACCACAAAACGCTCACCGGGGGCGATGGATGGCTCCACCACATCTCCACGCGAAAGCTTGGTGGTCTCAGGCACCTTGAGGGTCGGGCTCAGTATAAGAACCGGCAACCCATCATCTCCCGCCACCTCGATTGGATCGCGACGGAAAACGGCCTGAATGGTTTCGACATCACCACCGGTTCGTATAACACGAACCGGATCACCGAACACATCGTTCAGCAATCCGGATATGCCATCAAAGAAATGGCTCATGGGGTTAGCGGATCACGCCATCCAGGAGGACCAAACCGCCGTCAGACGGGTCCGCCGCGTCCATTACAGCCGCGCCAATCAGAGTGTTGCCGCTGGACGCCTTGGTGCATTTGGCGGTGGCGTCGATCCAGTAGATCTTGTCACCCTGATCCCATGCCTGGGCGGACACTTTCGGCAGCGTGAAACAGCCCTTGCGGACAATCTCCACCTCTTCACCAGCGAGCGCATCATATTGAGCAACGCCAATGAGAGAACCGACCTTGACGAGATCACCGGATTTCACATTTACTGGGGCAACAAGGGTGAGATGATCACCGGGCTTTACATAGTTTTTCATGACAAACCTTTCTTTGTCAGAGTTTCATACGACGAAGGGCGGCTGTAGCCGCCCTTTCGTCCAATTGCTTCAGGCCAGAGAAACCGGCCCTAGCGGTGTTTCCAGATTATTGACCGGGGTTCTTCACGATCCCGCGATACTCGGCAGGCGCGGCGCCGAAGATGTGGCGCGCGGTCATGGTGACCTTATCGGGGTTCATGCCTTCAACCGTGCGAACCGTCGGCGCCTGATGCCCCTCCAGGTAGGCAACAGCGATCGGCGGCATATCCGACGAAGCCAGATACCATGCTGTGTCAGAGCCATCTTTCACAACCGAGCCGAGATGAGGCGCGACAACCGGCGTGAGGGTAGCGCGCCACGGGTTGGCATCAGAGATTTTGGCCGGTGTTACATCCGAAATGAACTTACCAGCATCCGTTTCCAGCGCGGGCGGGACAATCAGAAGATCAGGCTCGATCATAAGGAAGTCTTCAGCACTGTCTCTCGAACCGAAAGCACGTTGTTCCCACATCAGCTTGCGCGCAGCACCAACGGTATTGGTCCCGATCGCGCCGGGGTCCGCGATGTTCTTGTGCTTAGTATGGAACAATGCTGTGCCGTCAGATTTCAGCACCGCGTTCGAGCGTAGCAGAGACCACACCATAGACGCTTCCATAAGACGCGCGGCAACCGCGAACTCGGTGGGGATGCGGTTGAACGCACCCATATCATCATTCATGACCGCTTCAAATGTCAGGTTGATCGTCCGGCCGCGGCGCTCGACCTTCAGGCCCTCAGCTTCATCGGTGAGTGTCGCTTCTTCATACTCACCATTCTCTCGAACCTTTTTGAGCTGGAAGTCCCCGCCAAAGCGCGCCGCGTGCAGCTCACGGAAATCACTGGCTTGCATCGGCGTTCCGGCCAGAACCTGCCAAGTCGCCGCGCGCCGCTCATAGGCCGAGATCAGGCTGCGGTTCATCACTTCGGTGGTGATGTAGGCGAAATCGCTGACACCATGCGCACCACCCATCATGGTGGTGGAGCGCATGCCGCGCTGAACCTGGGCGAAAGTGTCGAAACTGGAGCCACCGGCCAATTCCATCGCGAGGCCCCGCACCCGCATACCACGGAACTGCTCACCCGGCCCGGTAAAGTCAGACATCAACGCCTGGATCATGCCTTCCATCTGGGTTTCGGTTTCGTCCTGACGGGCACCCACCGGAACGGCCGGAACTACCCGATCTGGCGTCGATGCCATCAATGTCATGAAGCGGACACTCGCAGCTTCTGCGGTCAGCCCCTGATCCACAGCGGAATCGATCTGCATCTGTGTGAGCTGCCCAGATTCAGCAAAAGGTGCCGCCATGGTGCGGATCTCAGACTGGCGCTGGCGCTCTGCCAGAACAGCCTGTTGGATTTCCGGCGTGTTGGTCATGCTGGTATCGGGAACCGCCTCTGCAGGCGGCGTGGCCGAGGGCGTCGGATTTGTGGTCTGCTGATTGGTATCTTTCGGCATCTCTTGAGCCTCCTGTAAAGCGGTCATGGTGACCTTTGGTTTCGCTCCGGGTTTGCCGCCCGATGCGTGGAAATGCTGCATGCGTGTTAGGAACTGGCGATGATCGCGGGCCATTTGGGTTTGCACCGCCGCAATCGCTTCATTCTCTGGCACACTTGATTTTGGATTGCCAATTACGGTATCTGCAAAGCCGGTCTCCACCGCCTTTGCCGCATTCATGTACGTCTCGGCAGTCATCATCGCCTTTACCTCTTCACTCGAAAGGCTCGAACGGCTTGCGTAGACTTCGGCATAGGTGCTGGCGAGA